GCTCTTCGTCAAATTCAATAGTTATTTTCATGTTTTTAGGTTTAATTAAGAGGGCTTTTACACCCTCATTTTATTAGAACGGTAAATCACTATTATTTGAAGGTTGCATACTCATTCCCGTAGGCTTTGCTTCCGTTCTTTCAACGTATTCCGCTTTAACAATCTTTCCGTCAGTCCAAGCAACTTTTCCATTTCCTACAAAGTTCTTTTTGGCTTTTGCTTCTCGGTCTTCTTTTGACTGCGCTACAAAAATATTTGCGTTATTTCCGTAATCGTCTTGTTTTTCGTTAATGCTCATAGTATACTTATCGTACCCACCTTGTGCATTCTTAATGCTAAAGTTCACTAAACTACTCATGATAAAATTGTTTTTAATTGTTCGTAATATTGACGTGCAACTTTTACACGTTCAATTATCTTTGCTTGTGCTTCTTCGTCTTTTTGCACAATAAATCTTTTAATTCTTAAATCGTCTGGAATATGTCCAAAACTATGCGTATCAATCACCGCTTGTCTTACGTCTAAATCTTCTTCTATTAAACATAACTTCCAATGTGTACGTCTAATTTCATCTTCTATTATTTGCGGCGGGGTGTCCATTAAACAATAAACCAACTCACTAGTATCGTGTCCCGTTAGCATCATGTACCCTTGCATCTGCCAAAAATAATCTTTATTCTTTAAAGACAAATCAAACAAAGGAAAAGTTGACCCGTTCCAAGAGCATTTAATATCCGCTAAAAGATTATCCGTACAAATGTCAGGTTCACCCGTTAACCATTTGTTGTTAAACCTCGTTTCATTCTTAACTACAAACTCCCATTTAAGCACCTCTGAAGCGAATTGGATTGCTTGGTCTTCCATTTGTATACCTTTGTCCGTGTAACGGCTTGAAAAGTCTTTATAGACACCTAACTCGGTTTCCTTAAACACATCTTGAATATATGTTTTTGCAGTTTCAGACAAAACCTCGCTTTTTGTACGAGGGTCTGTCATTAACTTTCCTAAACTTGAACATCTAACTATCATAACTTATTTTGATTTTTAATACACATCTTACAATTAACTTCTTTTATTTCAGTTGAAAATTCATTTATATCTTCCCAATGCTTTCCGCATTTTGTTTTAGCAATAATGAATTTGTTCCCCGTATCTTTTTTTTCAATGTAATGTATAATTATTGAATTCATAACAAAGAGATTACTGCTTTTTGTGCATCCGTTAATTCAAAACTACTTAAAGGCTTTAAGAATTGCTCCTTTGTTATTTCGCCCTTGTCAACTTTTGCAAGTCCGTTTTCAAATCTTTCTTGTGGCATAGTAGGCTTCTTGTTAACGTGCTTTGTTACATCGTTAGCATCGTCATCTTGCATAGATAAACTCAACAAACTTTGAACGGAGTAACGTCTAAAGTAAGAAATGCAACCGCCCAATTTCTGAGGGTCATTAATCTCAGGTAGTTTAATTTCACTTATAAACTCTTCACCCGTTTCAATGTCGATAACTATGCTTTGAACACATCCATTTGCAATAGGTTGTAAAAGCAGTAAATTGTATTTATGTAAGATTGGCTCAACTACATCTAAAATAGTGTTTAAATCAGCATATTTTGATTTAAAGAATGGATTGTCAGCAGACTTGTTAATCTTGCCGATTGCTTGTTTAGCTAAATGTAGCTTGTAATAAATTCCGTTTGTCTGTGGAATTACGTCTTCAATTTTTTCTGTGTTTTTCATCTTGTTTTGTTTTTAGATTGTTTACAAATATAATAGTTTTAAACTAATCAAACTAATTATTTATACTTTTTTATTAATTCTTCTTGCAATAATCGCATCTGAAAGTAATTTTCACACTTCAAAACTCGCTCTTCAATTTCAGTAATCAAAGGATTTTCAACTGTTAATTCTGTTTCTTCCAAGTCTCTTAAAATAACCGAATAAATGTATTTAAAATCTATTTCATTTTTTAGGTTTTCAAACTGCTTCAAAGCGTAAACGATGTTTGAATGGTCACGATTTAAAACACCTCCAATTTTTTGTAAAGACCAACCTTTATTTCTTAAATATTTGCTTATAACAAATCTTGAATAAACTTTTTCACGCTTTCTTGATTTCGTGTTTACTTCGTATTTTAAAATCACATCGTTTAATAATTCTTTATTTTCCATTTTCTTCATTTTTAAAGGTTTCTTCACACCACACCCGAAACAATCGTTGCAGTTCTATTTGTTGGTCAATTACATCAATTTCTGTATCGTTCATGTACATCCTATCTTGTGAACGTATAGCATTGATTACGGCTTGTTGTCTCATTTTTGCTTGTTGCTTCATAGGTACATCTTCTAGTATATCCGCAAGTGCTGGGAGTAGTACTATTGATAAAAGTAGTTTTTGGTCTTGGGTCATAGTGCTTCTATTTCTAGTTTAACTTGTTGCCAATACATTAATGAAATAATGCTATTAGTATCACTAATTACTAATTCAACTGCGATAATGGCGCATTGTTTGGAAGTGTCAAAACACATTGGATAGTTACCCATTGGGTCGCTTACAATAAACATCTTACCATACAACTCCATCGCTTTCTCTTTCGGTGTCATTTCATCTGTTTTATCTGTTTAAAAATATGTTCAGCTTTCTCATTGAAGCTAAGACCTTTGCCCTCGTCAACTGTTGATTGTATTTTAATCTTAGTCGGGGGTGTATAAGTATTCTCTACTGTCGTTGGCTTAGTGTTCTTGTTTAGCCATGTGTTAACTATATTCATCTCATTGCAGTTATTAAAGTTAGTAATCCTATTTCTGTTGTATCTTTTACGGGCATATCTTCAAAGCTGACTTTTCCATCTACTGAGATATAAAAGTCGCCCTGTGGTAATTCATAAATTAACTCGTCACCACATTCCTTAAATCCAATCTGTTTAGCGAATGTGAATAGGTCAACTTCACCCGTTATGCACTCGCATCCTTCAACCCATCCGTTTGGACCAACTGACCCTGTGATGAACCCTTTTCCGTAACATAGTTGGCAAGTCATGACAATTTGATTTTAGAGATTATAACTTGAAGCGAATTATTGTACTGCTCCATTTGCTTACGCATACTATCCACTTGCTCCTGTACACGTTCAAAGTCCGTTGGTGTGTAATATTGTGCGTTTCTTTCCATATCACGAAGTAAGTCCGTCATATCATTCCAGCCACCTTCAGCTAGTTCTTGCATCTTAAAAAGGTGATAAGCATTTTCGATTAAATTTTTCATATTGTTTTGTTTTTAAAGGTTAAAATTAATGCGCTTAACGTTATCGCCCAACGCTATAAATTATAATACCGTTACAATTGTATTTTCTTTTATGTTGTTATCTGAATTAAATACGTGATTGCTGTTAAATTTATTTTTATTACTTCTTGTTTTACCACTTACAATAAAAAATACTTTTCCGTTTTTTAGTAATGATTCTTTAATACTTTCAATTTCAACAACCCAATAACCTAATCTTATTGTCATTCCTACTTTCAAATCTTTTGCTAAAACTTTCATATTGTTTTGTTTTTATTGTTACGTCTTATTGACCTTACAAAGATAGATACGTTTTTTAATTCTCAACTAAGTATTTATACGTAAAAACTACGTAGTTTTTATATTTATACGGTAATAACCTACAATAAAAAAGCCCAACTTAATTAGCTGGGCTTCCTTTTACCTAAAAAAAACTTACAATATGAATACGTAAATATACTAAATACTATTTACAAAATCATATCTTTTTGCATATAATATTTATCATTGAGCGTTTTTTATACGCATTTGCATATTATTTTATATTATTCTTCATCTTCCATTGAAGCCAATCAATGAATGTTTTATTGTTTACCTTATAAGAAGCATTCCCACATTCACAACTCATGTAATGTTGTATCGTTCCAGCAGCAGTAGTGTATGTTTTTCTCAATCGAATGTTACTACTTCCACATTCTGGACATTCATACTTTTCCCCACCACGTAAAACGGCATAGTTTACTTTTTTCTTTGTGTACGGTTGCAGCTTTTCAAATACTTTCTCCAAAACAATCACATCCATGTCGCAATACCCGACCATTCTACTCATAGCTTCAGCATCTTTGTTAAATATGATTGCTTTCCACATATCCATACCTTCATGCTTAATCTTTGCGCCAACACCTAAAAACTTTGCGATGTAATCTAGTTTATTGGAATTGAAATTAAACTGACTTTTAGCGTGTTTAAGCGTGTCAATAGATTGGTATTGTGGAAACATAGCAAGACCATGAAATAAGCAGCGTGTACGTAGCCATTTAATATCGAACCTATCCCCGTTGTGAGCAATTATTTCATCCGCTTTATTTAGTTCTTTAATGAATGCTTTCAATAGTTGTTTGTCGCATTGGTTTTTATCCCATTGCAAATGATGTACTTCGTCTTCACCTTCCCACTTCCAACTAACGCAAATGATTGCACGTTCTTTTATAATGTCTTCAGGTTGTATAGTTAAATTGTATCCGCTTCTCCAAAATATTCCGATGTTAAATGATGTTTCAATGTCAAAGAATAATCTCTTTTTGGTCATGTATATTGAATTAAAAAGCCCTTACGATTGAAAGGGCTGTTGGTTTATAAACTTTTTAACATCTCAATCATTCGAGGACAGGGATAGATGTCACTTTTATCCTTCCTGTAAGAATTGTGTGTGTACAATCCTTTGACATTGGTTAATGCTTCGTTGTTTACACTAAATAAACGTGTGTAATCGTAGTTAAGCGGAATAGAATACAATTCCCCCCAATACAAAAGTAATTGCCTTACGCTCTCTATTTGAGCATCCGTGTATTTGTGGTAATATTTCTTTCCTTTGTATGGTTCGTCTAAGATACACACATCTTCAGCTAATACTTCACGGTCAACGTAATTGAAATATTTATCGCCTACTTTGTCAAGCGAACCCCAATTACAAATCTCTATACCAATAGAAGATTTATCTAAAGGAAGGTATGGTAAATTTCTAGACTTGAATACTTCGGGCTTAATACCTAAGTGATAAGCCCAATATCGAGATGAATAAGCCTGACAAATTTCTCCGTCAATAGTTGTTTTTCCTTTTCCCGAAATAGTTACACACGTAGCTATTCGACCTCTTGTATCTTTCTCCCACCCGTTAATAGTTGCAACACCTGACGAGTTTCCTGCCGTGTGATGAAGTACTATTTGTGTTTTCTTTGGTGCATCCTGGTAATATTGGCTGCTAGTTAGCGGAACTAACTTTGTTTTTGGGCATTCATTTATCATTTAGGTAGGTATTTGTTTCCAATAATGTATAAAACTGCTGCAATTACTAGGCAAGTTATACCGATTTCTAGTTGATATTGTATCATTTTGGTGCGAATTTGAACGCTAATATAATCAAACCGATTAATACGAGTATAGGCAACCAGGGAAAAGGTCTGTTTTTAATCTTTTCAATCTTCGCTTCTTCCTTAATAGTTTTGATTTTAGTCTTGTATTCCGTCTTTATTTGATACCTAGTTTTGGGAATGTACTGTGTTTTATACCTTATAACCGTATCGCTCTGAGTTACGAAGTACTTCCATACGGTATCGCCTTTATTTATTACAGGAAAACTATCTACTCTTTCGATAGTAATTGTTTCAGTCGTGTCATAACACACATAGCCGTGCGCTGTTGCCTTTTTATAGTGATACTGAGCCAACTTAGCATCTGAGCAACTAGATAGCCAGACAAGGCTTAACAATAGCCAACCGCCCAACAGGAAGTGAACTATAAATTTTTCATAATCAAATCTCATGTTTATCAATTTTTTTATTCCATACATTCATTCCAATAGCAGTAGCCGAATAACCTAGCAAACCAATAAACACAAACTCTTTCACTTCAAACCCCCTCACGATTACAGGTATCATTGAGTAAATAAAAGCAAAGTGAAACGAAACGAAGGCGGCAACCCGTTTAAGTTCATACCTTCCTTTTGGTGCTAGGGTGTCAGTTGGCAAATTCATGCTTTCTTCACCCTTGTCTCATTAGGAAGAACGGCATATATTTCAATCTTTTCAATATACGCTTGTTTAGTTTGACTTGTGTGGATTTCTTGATTAGAACTTAAACAATCAAATAGTTTTTCTTCCACAAATGAAAGACGGGAATTCATCCAAATTAAAGCGATTACTGTCATTCCTAAAGCACCATGCTTTTTAATAGTTTCGATAATTTCAAGCATTGGTTATGTTTTATAAAAATAATATTGAATCGTTAAAGCCTTGCGTTTGTTGTACGGAAGGTCTAATATCTGAATCACGATTTAAAGGTGAAATGAAGTTTGGAAATAGGTCTTTATTCATGTCTAAATATTTCCATAATCTCGACTCGTAGAAACTAGCTTTTTGTGCATAATGGTCTTGTACAAAATTAACCTCCGTCTGGTTCACGTTATTTGAATAGTCACCGCTTTGCGTTTGAATTCCTTTATTCTTTAGTTGGTAAGACAAACCAAATGCTGCATCTTCTGCGCTTCTCCATGCAATAGCGGGTTGAATGTACGTCACTAACTCTTCTTCTTCAGGTAGTAAAGTTTGGTCATTGTATGCCGCTAAAATGTAAGTATAGAAATAAGTACCAAGAATAGGCATTATCCTCATGTCGCTTTGTGTCTTGATGAAAGGAACAATGTTGTTAACGTCAATGTTTGCAGTTATTGGTGTTTGCGTTTTTAGGTAATTTTCAGTTACAAAATAAATCATAGCATAGGAGTTGAGGGAGTTGAAGAAGAAGCTACGTCTCCACCTTCTACTGGCGGCAAACTAGCTAGTTTACGGATTTCGTTTTGTGTCATTGAATCGAGTACCTTGTTTGCAACCAAAGGAGACATTGCATTTAAAGCATCTGAAGTAGCTGAAGAAGTTACGTCTAATTCAACAATCGTTTCGTTTACGATTTGGAAGTTATTGATTACTAATTTTGCGTTAATCTTACAGATGTCTAAAATCTCGTTAAATATTTCCTCTATTGAATTACGCAAAGGAATAATACTATTTTTCTCAAATATCACATAAGACTGTTTAATGTCGCTTCCGCTTCCAAGTTTACCGCTTACACGAATTCCCATTAAAATAGGGTCAATGATATGCGCTTGGCAAATTTTACTATCTATGCTTTCAGTAGTAACTTGGAAAAGGTTGTCATTTGAATTTGTAGGTATTGCTTCAATCGTTGGAAGTTGGTCTTTATTGTTAGCAAAGAATGCGATTGCTTTTCCCGCATTTGTTGCTCCTTTTGCTCTTTCGATTGTAGTTTTAATACTGTTTTTCTCTTCTTCGTTTTGTGGTTTCTTCGGGAACATCATTGCAAACGATGGGAAGATACTATTTTGAATGTTTGACTTTTGAAGATATGACATTTCACCGTCTAAAAAAGCCCAATTCATGCAAGAAGAATATTGTGGTAAAGTATAAACGTCTTGCCCAACGGAATAGTCCTCATAACAATACAAAAATTCAAGTTCTTTAGTGTTAAATCTATACGGTTTAATCGTTTGAATGTTTATTTGAGTACTCCAATCGTCACAAATGTAGTACAAGTCGTTTGTTGCGTTCTTTCGTACCTTGTCCGCTGCTACGTGCTTACAAAATATTAGCGTTCCCGTTTGGTTAAATCTTAAATGAAAGTAAACCCGACCATGAATGATTTTCTCCTTAGTTACTGCGGGTAAAGTTTTCTTTAAATTCATCCGCTTTTCAAAAGCATAGATGTCTACTTTTTCCATTGCTGAAGAAGAAGGAGAATACTGCAATTCATACCCACCGCCAACTGCTGCGTTGGTTTTAAAGTCCACTACTGCACCGTGTAACGGCGAAGTGTAGTACATTTGGTTTAATAGTTGAGGGTAAAGATTATCGTTGCCAAATCTCACGAAATTACCCACGTTTAAACGGGCATTCACATAAGGTAAAGACAAGTCTCCTTTTCCAACTTTCAAGAATGGTGTAGAGAATGCTTGATACCCTCCCAATTCTTGTACTTCTACGGCTTTATTTGCGCCGAATTCAAATCCTAAAATCTTCATTAATCGTAAATTGTGTTTGTGATTGTTCCTGCAACTACCATTCTGCCCTCTTCTACTACATTTAAACCAGTATAGTAATCTATATCTTGGTCTACAATGACGATAGGGTCGGCAGATTCGTAAACAGTATAGGTATATTGTCCAAGTACAAAGGTCGCATCTACGCCCTCCGTTAACTCAAACAAATTATATCTTTCTTTATAGTCTGAAGTATCTGTTCCTACCCATTGAAAGCCTTGTGAACTTTTATTAAATTCATTTTGGAATAAAAATAAGTAGGTAGGATTCGAAATAGTTGAACTCTCCGTTAACGTGAGTACAAAAGTATTAAGCGAATCTTTTTCTAAGTATATCATATATTATAATGGTCTTTAATTACGATTTGTTATAAAACAAAAAACCCCCACTAATTAAAGTGAGGGTGAGGATAGCAAAGTTTACTTTTAAACTAGTAAACCAGCAATAATAGTAGGGTCAACTTCGTATGCTAGGTTTTCCGCTTCAGCAACGATAGTAATTGAATACTTCGAGCCGTCTGCTTTAGCAGTTCCTGAGCCTTCAGCAACCGCAGTTACTTGTGAATTCGGGAAGTACCAATATTTTCCGTTAGCATCTAAAACGATAATAGCAAGGTCTCTTTGTCCTTCACCTAAGATTTTGATTGAACGAGATTTTGCTGCTTCTCTACGGTGGAACATTAAAGTAATTGTAGCCGTTACAAATGAAGAGCCATTAATCAAATCGTTTGCTTGGTCTTCCGTATACATTCCTGTATTACGTTTGAATTCAAAAGGGATAAACGGGTCACCGTTAGTTATCGCAGTCACCTCCCAAGCAGCATCGTCAACTGTTACGTTGGTAACTTCGCTTTGGTCATTTATGTAAACCGTTTGAATGCCACCGATATTATTGTCGCACCCTTTAGTTATTGTTGTTATTGTATTACAAGCCATTTTTATATGTATTAAAAAAGGGTAGGCGAATTACACCCACCCTTTCTAGTTAGTAATTAATTAATTCTTAAGAGTAAAGAACGATTTCCGTAGGGTTAGTATACCAAAAACCAACCTTCAAGTTAGCACGAGTTCTCAAATAAGGCTCAGCAACTGTATCATTCAAGTTAACCGCTCTTAACGCTTTAGCATCTGACTCAGAATCGAAAGCATAAATCAAGTTGTTCTTCAAAGTTAATACCGCAGTATTGTTTGGAAGACCTTCAGCAACTACCATCTTAATACCCAAGAAAGTCAAAGCTAAAGGAGTAGTAACAAAAGTTTGAGTGTTACCTTGTGCAGCAGCTAATTCATAAGCAGTAGCGATGTTTGAAGAAACATAGAAACGTAAATCTGCTTTCTTTCTTTTAATCGTTGCAGGAGCAGCATTCAAGATTGCAGTAAGTTGAGCAATTACGTTAGTTGCATCAATAGAAACATTTGCAACATCTACTACTTCAGCATCACCCAAAAGACGAACTAGGTAGCCATCACACAAAGAAAGTAAAGCATCTTCAGAGCCAGTGTCACCTTGCCATCTCAATAACTCAACATCCTCACCAATTTGCATTGACATAGTCTCCCAATAGTAAGACATGAAAGAAGCAACTTCGAAAGAACCGTTTGAACCCGCAGCCATTTGCAAAGAAAGGAATGATTGCTCTAGGTCGAATTGACAAATTTGAGCCATTGCAGACAAAGCACAAACGTCAATGTCAATAGCGTTCAATGTATCCGTTGGCGCAGAGAATGCACAAGTTGAAGATTGTAGGATGTTACCAAATGCAACGTTAGCTAATTTTGTAGCTGACTTGATACCAGGTAATGTACGGTAGTTGTCTACGATGTCCTCAGTAATGTAAGCACGAGAATAGAACTCGTTAGGGTTAGCACATAAAAGTGCGTTTGTTTCGATGTCTAAATCGAATTTTAGTTTTCTTGACATTTTTAGTCTTGATTAAATTTGTTAAACTTCATTAACTTTTCATGAGCCGTTAATTTTTGCTCTGTAACTTCTGTTACTTCTTCTTCAAGTGTTGGTATCATTGCTTTAACTTCCGCAATTAGTTGAATAAGTTCATTGTACTTTTCATCTATTGTAGGCATAACAATTGCAAGGATAGCTTCAGCATCCGCCGTTGGGTCAACTGACATTTCAGCTTCAACAACCTCTTCTTCTTCAACAACCTCTTCAGTCATTACTTCTTCAGTAGTAGCCATTTCAACTTCTACTTCAGCTTCGGGTGCATCCTTCACTTCAACAATTTCCCCGTCTTTTACAACGTATATCTTGCCTTCGATTAGATGTTCGCCATCTGGTAAACTCATACTTTTTTTTATTTGTTTATTAATACTTAACTTCAAGCCTAGAAAACCTTCAATTGAAAATCCAACTTGTCCGCTTTCAACAAGTTTATTATAGTAATCTTTATCCGTTATCTGAGCCGTCAACATTAGCGTTCCTTTAGGCACATCAATACCATAAGAACTAAATGCTTTATCCTCTTTTGGGTTCTCAACAATCCAACTTTCAAGAATGTATGCTGGTACTGTTTGCCCTGCATCATGCTCTAAGTTGAAAAGGTTTTTATTGTTTAAGTTTTGCATGAAATCAGAGTAGATAGTTTCAATCTCTTGCTCAGAAAATTGAACGTAATACTCTCCTTCTTCATCGTTTCGGTAAATGTCCATCGGTATCATAGCGGGTGCTACAATTCTCATCTTTGGCTCATCCGCAAACTGCATGACTTTAGCATGACTATTAAAAGCCATTCCTTTAACTAGAATAGCGGGTTTAGAAGTGAACGCTACTTGCTCAATTCCTAAGATTTCCCCATCGGAATATTCCTCGTCTATCGTAACTTTAAAAATAGGAATGTCATTAGCCATACATTATAATGGAGGAAGTT